AATACATATCTTATCGATTATGTCCCATCCCCATTACTACTTACAAGTATATACATAAATTTAAATCAGTATTCTTCTGTATATAATAGAACTGATGACGAATATACTCGATATCCTATAACTGATATACAAATTAATTATTCTAATCTTGATGTCATCTCTAGAGACTCTGTGGGTATTGCTATATCGATGACCAATAGCCTATCCGATTGGCCTTCTACTTGGGGTGGTTCATTAACAGTTTATGGTAGAACTGAAGATACTGTAACTAGTATTGGGGATTATGTAGGAGATGTTGGAATTAATATTGCTAGTGATAGCCGCCTTTATGCAATTGTAGGTAATGAGATAGATAATACTATAGAACCAAGATTCGTATTCAAAACTCTATAAAAATGAACACTCCAATTCCAGGACTTACTGTCCTTATAACTCAAGAAACTGAGCCTAAGTATTTAAATACTTTAGGTCAGCCAATTCAAGTTATTGACCAACTTAGAGCAGTTTCAAACTATGAGTATGAAACTAAGTTAAATGAAGAAAAAAGAAAAATATTGTTATTGAAGCCAGAATATCTTGGAGTCTTTATTGGTGATATGAGAAATATAATGAAATATCCAAAATCTTCTGATTATATTGATAGTAATACTAAAAAGACATATAACTCCCAACTTAATGGGGTATAAAAAAAGGTCCTCATATGAGGACCTTAAATTTAACTTACATATTAGCTAATTTAGAAAAATAATCTAGAGTTGAATTTACATCCTCCTCATCTTCATCGTCATCATCATCAGTATTTCTAGAAGCTACTGAATTAGATTGACTTCTAGTAACTGACTTAGCTTCTACTAGTTTAGTATAGTCATCTTCAACTTCTTCTTGAAGTTCAGGGTCCATTTTTCTGCGATTATCAGTAATATTACCTAGAACAATATCAAGACGTTTCTGCAAGTCTTCATTAGATTTAAACTTATTGGGGTCAACAAGTTCATTGAGATTATGCATTGAATTGTAAACTTTTTCAAGTTCAATTTCATCACCATCTGCATCTAATAGTGGCGATGGTCTGGAGAATACTGACTGGTCGTAATTCCAATAGCCATCAACTTTACAGATTTTAAGTTCAAAATCAGAACCAACCCAGGGGTCAAAAGCATCAATTGGAGTATCCTTTTTGAACTTTGGACGTAGTGCGGAATCAATCTTTTCGAAGATTTTTTTGCCGTATTTAAAAAGGAAAACTTTACCCTCATTCTGAGGATTTGTTGGGTCTTCTATTACATAGATATTAGAGTAATAAGATAGTTTACGTTTCCGTTCCCTTACTGTAGCTTGCTTTTCCTTTTCTCCTGTAGCCCAAAGTTTAGAATTACTTGAGCAAATGGGGCAATTTTTTCTACCTACTGCCTCAGTAGTTGGGCAGTTTTCAATTAACCATTGACCACCTGGACCTTGAAATGCGTGATTGAAAATAGATACGAAAGTATCAGTCCATTCAGGGTCTCTTGCAGGTAAGAATCGGATGATTGCGTATCCAGTCCCTCCCTTATCAAGGGTAGGTTTCCAGAATCGGTCATCCTCGGAACCACCTTTATCATTAAGACGTTCTACTTGTTTGATGAGTTTCTCAGCAAGAGAACCCATTTTTGATTTTTTCTTTAGTTCTTTTAGTGACATTTGTTTTTCTTATAATTGTATATGGCCTGTAGGTTTAGCTTGGTTACGGATTACCTAGCCGTTAGTATTTTATCAGAAGTCCAGCAATTTTGCAAGCTCCTCAATGCTGTCATTTAGTGAGTTGAAAAAAGTATCCACACTCTGACCCTCAATTAATCCAAATAATCTTGCTGATTCTAATATCTTCTCTCTAGTCTCTACTGCTTCTGGGTCATCTGATAAAGACATTCTAAAAAATAAATTTCGTTGTTTCTCTAGAAAATTCTTCATTAATCTAATATGGTCTAATCTTTCTTCTCTAGATAACTCATATAAAACTAGGGATTGATTAAATAATTCCATTTGCATCTCACCCAATTCTCTCATTGATTGTTTCACAATATCAGAATCAAAAAAATCACTCACAGACAATCTCCTTTAATATTTTAGAATACTTGTCCCTATTTATATTTAAGAATGGGGAGTATTTTTTAACCTTCAATCTAACCATCTCCCAGATAGGGTCATCTAAAATTTTATCATAACTCTTAATATAATCAAAAATTTCATTAAAGATTACAAGAGTTTCTATAGATAATCCTTTTTGTAGATACTTTCTAATCATTGGTGAATGTTGATTATTTTCACATATGAAAAACTTATTAAAGTCTTCTTTTGGAACAAATACTTCAACTTCAGTCTTAAACATATATGAAAGGCTTTCTACTCTCCTCTTCCAATTAATATAAGTTTCCTCCCCCTCTTGAACTAGATTTGGAACATAAACACTCTGTGGGGTTGTAGCGGCTACAAAATTTGATAAAAAGAATTCTTTAATTTCTTGAGTATTTTTTTTACGACTCAATCTTTCAAAAAAATATCTATCAGATCGTTTATTAAATGATTCTAAAGATGCTCTAGTCTTAAAATTATATTTAAATGCATCATAATTATCTCGCATAAAGTGCTGCTTCATACACAGAAACAGCGAATATACTTCAAATGCACTCATCAAACTACCGATTTAGTTTTATTGGATGTTTTAAGAAAATTAAGATGCATTGCATTATTCTTCAATTTTTCTTTAAGTGTTTTAGATACTAGTTTTGAAACTGTTTCTAATTCAATTGAATTAATTTCACAATATGAGACTATGCCTTCAATATAATCACATTTATTTTCTAAAACAAATCTTTCAATATCTAAAGCAAATTTTTCAGGAGAGAGAAATTTGCTTTTAATAATTTCATCTACATTAGTGGTGCTAATCATCTGTGTGGTCTTTTACATAGGTTCTAATATATTTTACCAGAAGCTTGATGTATTTTGCAAGGTCTTGCTCTTCATATACCACTAACTCACCATTTTCACAAGCCATAATGATGACTAATTTTTTAACCTGAAGTCCAGTTAACTCGTGTAGCATACAAGCGTATGCAACTGCTTGAACAAAATAGTTTTCAATCCATTTCCGAGGCTTTGGTTTCTTGGATGTTTTATAGTCGATGATGGCTAATTCTCCATCAAATTCTGCTATAGTATCACAAGTTCCAGCAACTCCTAAGAATTCACTATAAAGTCCAATTTCAACTCCATAGATTTTATTCATTCTATGGAGTGCTGGTTTGATTATCTCAAAGAGTTTATGAGATAGTTCTTGAACTTCAGGTAGATTTTGATTTGTAATATAGTTTTCTACTAGAGTATGTAAATCAGTTCCTCTAGATGTTGCTGCATTTGTAACTCTATCTGCTTCCTCATTACCAACTTTACGTCTCCAGTCAATGAATATTTGACGATTGAAGTAGCTAGTTATAGAGGTAATAGATACAAATTTCTTTATATTCTCTGGGGGGATTAGGTAATAACGAACTCCATCAACTAACTCCCTTTTGAGTGGAGTTAGATTGAGGGCTTCAAATTCAAATTTCATAGATTAAGTTCTCTTTTCGCCAAAATGTATTGCTTAACTAATCCTGAGCGAACAATATCATCTACACCAAATTCAATTGTTCTAAATGAATCCATAATTTCTAGAATTCTCATAAAATCGTGAATACCATTTCTTTCATTTGTATTAACTAAGTCTGATTGCTCAGCATCACCAGAAAAAATAATCTTACAATCTTCACCAACCCTAGTAATAATACTTCCCATTTCGTGAAGAGATAAGTTCTCAAACTCATCTACAATAATAATACAATTATCAAATGTAAGACCTCTTAGAAATGAGGTATTATAAAATTTTATTGTTCGTTGAGTCTTAAGATTATCATAAAGCATTTCAAAATCACTATCTGATGGTAGTTGAAACATATACCTAACCATATTCTTGTAGGGAGTTTCAAAATACCCCTGCTTTTGACTTTCATCTCCAGGCATATATCCAATTGAACGAGTCTGCACTAAACTCCTTACAATATATACAGTTTCATATGGAGTAGTAACATCTAAGACATCTTTCAATGCCTTATAAAGTGAAATGAATGTTTTTCCAGACCCTGGAACTCCGTGAGCTAGAAGATTTAAACC